GTTCTGAAGAAAATACATAAAATGTCTCTTGTGGTTAGTCCAAGTCTTATGGCACGCAGAGCTGGAGAAATGACCCCGTTGATAATAGAACGAACTGACCCCGCCAAAGATACAGGAAGTACTGACACGACCCTAGGTAATTGTATAATCACCATTCAAACGCACATTGATACTGTTGCAACTAATGTGGCGCCCGAGAACTATCCTACTCATTTCTTGAATGAGTATGGACTCACTTTGAAACTTAAACAACATACCGAACCAACTGGACCTACTTTTTTGAAAGGTAAATGGTGGAAAATTGCACCCAACCCGCATGAACTAGATTATATGTGGGGGCCGCTGCCCTCACGAGTGCTGAAAATAACATCTAGTCTGACCCCTGTCATTGACATCTGTGATGTTCCCAAGTCATGCCCAGAACGCCAAACTAAGGCTGCACGTATATTTCTTAATTCCCAAGCCGCCAGCCTTGCCACTTTATTACCTATCCCTATCATACGTTCATTTATCAAAGCATTTTTAAATACAAATTTGCCCATCGTGAATATTGAAGAAAGTTACATTCGAATTACTGGAGGCGCTGATTATTCCCTAGATGTGGACTCAGCCATAGAGGACATATGCCGCCGGTACAACCTTACGGAGCCCCTAATTCGTGAAATGGAAACTTTCCTTGAAGCAGCGGAGCCTTTTACTGTACTGCCAGGTGCGTGGGAACACCTCCTGGTGGATTATAGTTAAAGAGCCACAAACGTTTGATGAAAAAGACCCATGACCCAAAACAATAGAAGCAGAGAGAAAAAGAATTTAAAAGAAAAGCTAGAAGCTAATCCAAAGGACCCGAAGAGCAACACCTGGCGCCGCGAAATTAATAACATTGAGAAGAAAGAACCTCAAAATGCCCCTAGAGTCAGAAACAATAATAATAGTAATCAGCATAACAACAACAATTCCCGTGTTTCTGTGCCTAGACCCAATAATGGAGGCAACGCCGCGCGAACCAGACAAACTCAATCCAAAACTTATCAAAACAACACCGTAGCAGGTATCAAAAACACATTGCAAGATGACGTTTCTGCATATTTAGTATCACAAGTCGATCCCGATTCCGGAGCTTGCCGAATGCCCGATTCCGTGACTGAAGATACCGCTTTGATTCACAATGCCCGTAATGTCACCATTAGTGCGCTCCCTGGAGCGTCTAATGGCAGGTTTACCATCATAGCGAGACCAGTCTTAGGATCCATATCCGAACCCGCCACCTACCAACTAAGTATCTTCAACCCAGCCGCCGGTATTTACGATTTTTCGAACCCCGCCGCCTTTGTAAGTACTGTGAATGGAAAGGATATTCGAGT